AGATAAGGCGATAGGAACGACCAAGACTGGGAATGGCCCAGCCTACGCGGACAAATACGCTAGGGTCGGCGTCACAGTCGGAGATCTCGTCCACGGGCCGATAGAGTCCGCTCGCAGACTGGCCGGGTCCAGACCGGGCAGGGATGAGGACTCCCTCATCAAGTGGGCAGTCGAGGCATCCTCCATCCTGCATCGGATGAAGGTGGAGGTCTGTGATGTCTCGGAGAAAATCATCGACTGTCATCTCGGAAGGGGCAAGATCCTCTTCGAGTGCGCCCACGGATACGAACTGGACATCGACCACGGGGATTATCCCTACGTCACGTCATCCTCCTGCGGAATCGGTGGCGTCTACTCGGGAGCGGGGTTTCCTCCACTCGAGATCGGGCACGTCGTCGGGGTCATGAAGCCATACTCCACGAGAATCGGCGCAGGCCCATTCGTCCCGGGATTCTCCGAACCAATCGAGACCCACATCCGCACAGAGGGAGGGGAGTATGGTGTGACGACTGGTAGGCCACGCAAGATAGGGGTGCTCGACCTCCAGAGGCTGGAGCGGGCATGTCTGGTCAACTCCGTCGATAGGATAGCCCTGACCCACCTCGACATGGCCATGTACCTCGAGATCGTCCCCTATATCGGGCTGGATGGCGAGACCGATTCCGTTCCGTGGCACGACCTCGCGCAGAAGATAGAGGAGGCCACAGGCGCGTCCATACAGTATATGAGCGATGGGCCACAACATCAGTGCATGAACCAGTTGTTCGGAGAGGAGGGCACGGATGCAGACGTTTGGCGACTGCGCTAAATGCACCCTGCCCAAGGAGAAGCGCGTGGCCGGGCACGGCTGCCGCGACCATCCCGATATCATGATCGTCGGGGAGGCACCGGGCGCAGAGGAGGTGGAGCAGGGCAGGCCATTCGTGGGCAGGGCTGGCAAACTGCTCAGGGAGACCCTGACCGCGCTCCATGTCGACACCAGTCGTGTCTACTATACCAACGCCTGCTGCTGCCGTCCTCCGATGAACCGCACACCCAAGGCTGCGGACGTCATGGCCTGCAAGCGCAGGCTGATCTCTGAGATCGAGGAGTTACAGCCCAAGGTCATCGTGGCGCTGGGCAATACAGCCCTCTCATCCCTGCTGGGAGGAGGCACTGGCATCTCCAAGAGGAGGGGCATGTATCAGGCGGTCGAGATGCCGAGTGGCTTCGTCGTTGGGGTGATCCCTGCCCTCCACCCTGCTGGCATCCTCAGGATGCCCGATGGGTTCCGCGACCTAGCGGATGACTTGTCCTTCGCCGTGAGGGTGGCGTCAGGGGAGGAGCCGGTCATCGACCCACCCTACAACGACTTCGTCATGGTGGACACCAAGGAGAAACTGCGCAGGCTCATCTCTCGCCTGAGAGAGCGTGGGGAGGTGGCAATCGATCTCGAGACGACGGGGCTCGACCCGAGGGAGGGCGACATTCTATCGATGGCGCTGACATTCGGAGACCTCGAGACCTTCGTCATAGACTGGTTCGAGATCAGCCCCAAGTCGGCCACAGAGGTCGCTCTGGCCATGAAGGGGTGCAAGGGCATCTATCACAATGGCCAATTCGATGTCCACTGGCTATGGGTGGAGGGGATCGACGTCGGCATCGTAGCCGACACCATGCTGGCCCACTACCTCCTCGACGAGAGGAAGGGAGGCCACGGCCTGAAACGTCTGGCGACCCAGTATTTCAAGGCCCCGGAGTACGATGCAGAGGTGCGGGCCACGACAGCCGATGGCCGGAAGGCACCCCTGTCCCTGTCCGCAGATGACTGGCAGGCCGATGGCGACCTCTGCACTCGCGTCATGCGATACAACGGCGCTGACTCATACTATACCATGCGCCTCTGGCAGGCCCTCAGGGTGGAGATGGACGAGGACGACGTGACATGGATCCACGACGCCATCCTGATTCCAGCCGTGCGGCACTTCATTCGTCTCGAGATGGACGGCATGCTCGTCGACGTGGACTACCTCCAGAGGACGGGAGAGGAGTGGATGACAGAGATCCTCGACCTCGAGCGGCAACTCAGGGAGTTCCCGGGGGCAGCAGAGGTCAACCTCAGATCATCCAAGCAGGTGCAGGAGTTCCTCTTCGATACTCTCAGGTTGAGGACGATGCCCTGCGACTCAGACGGCATCGTATCGATGGAGACGGCGCTGGCTGAGACAAGTCAGGTGCAGGACGAGGACGCGCAGGAGTTCTGGCGCACCTCTCAGTTTAAGCGCGGCACGAAGGCCCGCTCGACTGGCACGTATATGCTCTACTGGCTGGCCCAGCAGCACGAATTCCCACGCCTGATGGTGCGGCACCGCATCCTGTCCAAGCAGTATGGGGCCTACCATGATGGGTACGTCCGTCTGATGGATGAGACGAACCGCATCCGACCGAGGTATCGCCTGCATGGGACGCGAACCGGACGCCTGTCGTCCACCGACCCGAACATCCACGGCATGCCCAGACGGAAGCAGATCAAGCGCATCTTCATGGCCGACCCGGGCTTCACCCTGATAGCGCCAGACTATAGTCAGGCCGAGATCCGCATGGTGGCCCACCTCGCAGACGACGACAGCCTCATCGCTGCCCTCGACGGACAGGATATCCACTACGAGATCAGCAAGAAGTTGTTCGGCATGACTGACGCGCAGATGAAGGCCCTGTCCGATGAGGAGCGCTCGATCAAGCGCAGGGCTGCCAAGACTATCGCGTTTGGCATTATCTATGGCCGCAGTCCTCCCTCGATTGCACCTCAGATGGGCGTGACCAAGGAGACGGCTGAGGCGTATGTGCAGGCGTTCTACAAGATGATGCCCAAGGTCAGGGAGTGGATCGCTCGCCAGCATGCCCTCGTCATGAGGGAGAAGGAGGTCGCGACCATCTTCGGACGGAAGCGGAGATTCCCTCTGGTGCTGGACAAGCGCCACGCGGCTGAGATCCGCAGGCAGGCCGTTAACTTCCCGGTGCAGTCTGCCGTCAGCGACATGTGCCTGATGGGCAACATGCGCATCATCCAGAGGCTCGATGAGGAGGGCATCGCCTGCAAGGTATGGCCTCACGTCCACGATGGATTCTACTTTCAGGTCGAGGACAAGTCGGTCAAGCGGGCTACAGAGATCGCCATCGAGGAACTGCACAGCCTGCCATTCGAGACCCGGGTTCCATTCGCCGTCGAGATACAGGCTGGCAAGAACTGGGGAGAGCTAAAGGTGGTATACGAGGGATGAGCGACGAGACGAGATTCGAGAACAGAGAGCCGTCACAGAGGATGGTGGACTTCCTGAAGGAACGCCTGAGGGGAGACCACGTCTTCAATACGACCAGAGATATCTCAGAGGGCACAGGCCTGTCGAGGAAGGTCGTCGGGGTGCGGATGAAGAACATGATGGGTAAGGACTGGACGGGGCTCATTATCGAGCAATGGGCCGAGACGGTCTGGAAGGTAACAGAGGTGGAGCATGGACGTCGAGGAATTCGAGCGACTGTATAAGGACTTCGAGGAGCACGAGAGGTCGCTCCTCCTGAGCAAGCGATCAGAATACGCCATGAACGCAGACTGCCTGAGCAATTTCAAGGCGACGGCACTCTCGACTGGCATGCAGCCAGAGGAGGTATGCGTCGTCCTCTTCATGAAGCATGCACAGGCGATCTGCAAGATGGCGAGGGAGCCATCCATCCGTCTGGGATGGGGAGGCAACGGGGCCATTGAGGGCACGTCACAGAGGATATCCGATGCCCGCAACTACCTCATCCTGCTCGCGGCCCTCATTCAGGAGAGGGAGAGCCAGCAGAGGGGAGGCCCATGAGGTATGGACTCGGCATTCCAGAGTTGATACAGGCCCAGAACCCCGACTGGATTCGAGAGGTGCTGCCACTCAAGACTGAGGACACGGACGCCATCGAGATCGACAAACTCCTGATCAGAGGCCTGACCCCGGATCAGGCTGCTCACACCCTCATGAAGACTGGCATCCCTGTACGGAAGCTCTACGGCCTGAAATACCTCGCCAGAGAGAGGGAGAACGCGATCATGGAGGTCGTGGGTGATCCCATCTCAGAGTTGACCGACCGAGTGGAGGAGGGCGAGCGCATCAAGGTGCACCCTAGGCGCATGCGCAGACTCGTCGCCGCTCTGGAGAAGAAGGGGATCGACACAGAGGTAGTATATATAGTTCGGAGGGCAGACTAGTCATCATGGCCGGACACGTCTTAGCCCTGACTCCGATGGATGGGTCTCACCTCTGGGATAAACTCGAGGGCGAGCCTCAGGGCTCGTGGGACGCATTCAAGGCGTTCAGGGATATGCCTGCTGGCAAGAGATCGGTCAAGCGCGTCTCCGAGGAATTGTCCAAGAACGAGTCGGGCCTCAGACGATGGTCGAAGAAGTGGCATTGGACAGAGAGGGCCGCTGCATTCGATGCCCACCTCGAGACACTCGGCATGGACGTCATTCAACTCGAGCGCATCGAGGCCTCCAAGAGAAGGATCAAACTCGCAGACAATCTTCTGGCGGTCGCCGAGGCCCAACTCAACCACTGGTTAGAGGACATCCAGTGCGGGATCAAACTCGATCTGACGCCATACGAGGTGGCCCGCATCATCAAGATCGGATACAAGATCGACAGACTGGAGCGCGGCGAGTCGACGGATAACATGGCCGTGGCCATCAAGAATGGCGAGAGGCTGACGGACATGTCACAGGAGCAACTGATGGAGAGGGCGCAATGCATTCTGGAGCAGATACTGACGAAGCAGAAGAAATCCCCATAGACATCCCTGCGTTCGAGAGGGCGATGCTCCAGTCGAGTCCAGCCGGGTTCGCCACCATAGCCTCGAATGGCAAGTGGCTGCCCGCCAAGCACCTCGCCTACATCAACTCCGTCCTCGTCAGGATGGCGAAGGGAGAACTCCTGAGAGTGATCATCAACCTCCCTCCTCGTCATGGCAAGTCTGATTTTATCTCGATGTACACCCCTGCGTGGTTCCTTGGGATGAACCCGAACAAGCGCGTCATCCTGACCTCTTACGAGTCCGATTTCGCCTCCCAGTGGGGCAGGAAGGCCCGCATCCTGATCGAGTCATTTGGCAGTTATTTTCCCAAGCCCGTCGCCATCAGCCCTGACTCATCGGCAGCCAATCGCTGGGATCTGGTCAACCCCGATCCGAATGGGGAGATCTTCACAGGCGGGATGCAGACGGCAGGTGTGGGAGGCCCTCTGACGGGTAAGGGTGCCCACCTCGCCATCATCGACGACCCGATCAAGAACTCAGAGGAGGCGATGTCCTCCACCATTAGGGAGA